TTAGTAAAAAATTTGTCTGTTCAGATAGGGTCTTCTTGTTCTGCACTAGCGGATAATAATTACAATTTTAGATTATCAATTAGAAGAACATATAGTATCATTTTAGATTTTTTAGATAAAATAAAAAAAGATGTTGATGCTAAAAGTATTTTAGACTCTAAATGGCCATCATCTTTTAGTGGTAATGCGACTCAACAAACAAATTTTGATTTAGAAATAACACTAAAAGAATTGGGGTATAGTGAATCTGATGGTAAAATAAATTTTAGAACAATTAGTTCTGGTGAATTGGCTTCAAATAAAAATAGAGATTGTTCTAATAGTGAATTCAAATATGGTATAGGTAATAGTAATAATAACGATATTTCATTAAAAGTTGTATCACCTGTTGCATTTGGTTGTAGACAATCCGCCGTGATTTTTGAATATACAAAAACCACGAAACCAGACCCATCTCAATCAACACCTGAACCGGACCCAACAATAAAAACAAGACTAGAACCTACTGACGGACCTACAAACCCTCCATCGTCTAATAAACCACCAATCGATTTGATGAAGAGGATTATTATGAAAACACTTAGTGAGTGTTATTATTTTCAAAAGTTAGAAGAAAGTGATCCCGTGGTGTTCAAAACACTTAGAGAAAAATTAAAATATTTTCATCCGGCTTTTCACTCAACAACACCAGAGGGTCTTAATTCAAGATTAACATTCTTGTTACAATGTATTAGGCCGGGTGATACAATTCCTATAAAGGGATTAAGTGATGTTTCTGATTTAAATGCAAGAAATACTTCATTTGGTCCACCACCAATTTGTATACTAAGAGTTGGTGATTTTTATCATTCTAAAGTTATTATCAGAGATGTTAACATAACATTTGAAGATGCGACATGGGATTTAAATCCAGAAGGTATCGGTGTACAACCAATGATTGCAAACGTATCTCTACAGGTTAACTTTATTGGTGGACAAGGATTGTCAAAACCAGTCGAAAGACTACAAAACGCATTGTCTTCTAATTTCTATGCAAATACTGAAATGTATGATGAGAGGTCAATTAATACCGCGGAGACAATAAACGGTCAAAAGAGAGAGGAATTCACTAGAGAATTTTTAGAAAAAATAAGAGAAACACTTCCAAAAATAGAAGATAAACCAAATAATAGTAAGGGGGATAATTTTTCCGAAGGATACATTGGTAAATTACAATCTACCAATTTAGTTTACACTGAACTAGTTGACGATGTTTATAAATCAACAGAAAATTATTTTGAAAAAATTCAATCTTTTTACAATGAGATAGTAAAAGAGTATGGACCATCAATTTCATCCTTTATTTTACACCCAAATTATAGAGAAATTAAACAATATGATATATATAACACAACATCATCAAGTGCGGGACTTAATATAGATTTATTTGGTGAGTATCCAACAAATAGACAATTATCTTATTACGTTAAGGTTTTAAAAGAATCTATGTTAAAGACGTTGTTAACAACTGATATATGTCAAATGATGGGTCTTGATGATGTTTTACCAGTACCAAAACAAAATAAAGCAAATGAATTATTACAACCATATTTTAAAACAACAATTGAAACTAAAATAAATTCAATAACAGACAAAGTACAAATCTTATTGAGTGGAAGTGATGGTTTTATTAAACAAAGAGACGAGGTTATTGAATCTTTAGACAAAGTTAACTTTTTAGTAAAATATGGGTATGATGCTAAAATTACAGGAACAACAGTAACCAAGTGTGTATTATCAGGATTCACATATAATTTAATTTATGATGAATATGAAAACTGTATAGAACACTTTACAAATAATACAAATAAATTATACGAAGATTTAGATACTACAATAAACTATAATAACCCAACAATCACTACGAGTGTACTTTCTGAACTATTATCTGTATTATTAAAAGAAACAGATAAAGAAGGATTTAAAAATGTTTTTAAAATAGATACTTCAATTTTCGATACAAACACCATGAATAAAATTGAAAGAAAATATGATTCTTTTATTTCTGATTCAATTAAAGATAAAAGGTTTAGATTAAAAAAACTAAAGAAAAGAAAAAACAACAAAGAGATTTCATTCGCGAAATCTACCGAGTCAGAAGTAACAGATGATGCGGTTAAAAGTGAAGTTAAAAAATTAAAAGATAAAAATAAAACTCAACCGATAAATAATAAATTAAACTATTTTAACTCATGAGTAGAAGTTATTTCGATAGGTATCAGTTTTTTATAGATGATGGTAAATTCAGAATAGTACCTGGTATTGAAATACCAATAAAAGGTACAGACAAATATCATCAATATAAAAGAGGGAAAGATAGATTAGATAAATTATCACAAGAGTTTTATAACACCCCAATTTTTGGTTGGTTAATTATGATGGCCAATCCAACTGCGGGTACTAATGAATTTGAAATTGGAGACAATTACATTTTAAGAATACCATTTCCCTTGAACTCCACTTTACAAGATTACAAGAGAGGAGTAGAGTTGTATAATTTATATTATGGCGAACAATGATTTATCGAATACTGAAAATATATTAATTAAGACCGATGAGAATAATTTAATATACATCGATCCTAATAGTGTATTGGTTGACGGTCAAGTTCAACCAAGAAACGTGTCTCAAGAAAAGATGGTTATGTATGTTAATCTTGAGGCTGATATAATTCCAAGAACAACCTTAGCTTCCGATGGTGATAAAAATTCACTTAGAAGTATTGCAAGTGGAACCCTAAATTTTTTATCCTCTCAAGTGGGTGATGCAACTGATCCATCAAATAGGGCGTTCACAACAAATTGGACAGACGCGTTTTTAGAAACTAATCAAAAAAAAGATGAAAAGGGAAATCCTGTTGGGGACCCTTTTAGAAGTGATGGATCGGGTCAATCTTTTGGTATCGAAAGTATTTCCGTACAAATAAAGGGAGCTAACTTTATTCCTCAAGTTGTAATAAATTTTATTGACGTAAGAGGTAAAACATTATTCGATTCACCCGAAAATTCACCATATAAGGCGTTCTTTCATATACCATGGCCGATATTTTATTTATCAATTAAAGGATATTATGGTAAGACAATAAGATATAGACTTCATTTGGTTTCATTTAGTTCAAGATTTAATTCTGGTTCGGGTAATTTTGAAGTAACAACAAAATTTGTTGGGTCCACATACGCTTTCATGAATGACATTCCATTAAAAGCCATTTTGAATGCACCTTATATGTTTATAAGAACAGTTGAGGGATCACAAAAATTTAATGAACAAACTGGTTTGTATGAAAAAAAGGCACTAAAATCATCAAAGGGATATCAAATATTAAAATCAGTTTATTCTGAAATGAAACAAAAGAAACTGATTCCACAAGATTTTCCAGTTAAGACATTAAGAGAAATCTGTTCACTGGCATCCACATTAGATAAAAAATTAGAACAACAAATTTTTGACCAAGTCATTGACCCAACCGTTTTGGATGGTATAAGAGCCTACAGAGAAGTTTTAAAAAACTTTGAAGTTGCGGTTAATGGTTGGAAAAATAAAAATTTAGATTTAACAATATTCACTGATCAATTTATTATTGATTCTGAACCAGCAAGAGGATATGCTTTAAAAGCAAAAGATAAACTCGATTTAGTTTTAGTTACTGGTGCCACTGTAAATAATACACTAGAAGGAATAATAAAAACTTATTCAGAAAATTTAAAAATATTACAAAAAACTTTTAACGATAACGTAAAGAAAAATGAGAAAGGTGAAATCGTCGGAGTCGTTGTTAATACAAGACTATTATCAAACACTTTACCACCAATTACCACTTATTACAATAAACTTCAAAACGACCCATCAAAGTATTATATATTATTTGACAAGTTAATGTCAGACATACACTCAATCAAAAAAGTGTTTTTTGAACAAAACGTGAAAATTGAAAAAGAGATTGAGAAACAAATGAATAACATAATAAAGAATCCAAGTAAGGGTTTTGGTTTCGAACCTACTGTAAGAAATTTATTTGCGGTAGTATTAGCGAATGCAGAGGTTTATGTCAGAATGATGAAAGATGTTCACTTTGACGCCTTTAATGTTTCGAATGATAGAAAAACCCTTATCGGTAAATTTTCTGATGAGTCGGTTGGCGATGCGATTTATCCATGGCCAGAAATCAAAAAAACAACACCTGGTGATAAACAAAGAGTTATTGCATATCCAGGTGAACCAGAATTACAGGATAAATTACAATCATATAATGGTTTATTGTGGCCTGAAGTTTCTTTCATTGAAGAATTTATTGGAGTATCAACAAACGTCAAAGACCCATTAGTTGAAAGAGAAGGTGGTGTAAATGATTTACAATATATTTTCGAAAGCAATCAAGAAGAGTCAAGGATAAACGATATAAGTCAACTATTCAGAGTACAAGATACATTACCATATGGTAACAGAACCCCCGTTTCGTTTTTATATGAAATATATGAAAGAGCGAAACAGATGACATTAGTTGATTCTTTTGATTTTAGTGTTTTAATTGAATTAGCCAACATTGAATTTAAAACCATTCAACAAGTTGCTGGAGAAGAATTAGATATTTTAGACATATTAAAAACCCATATTAATTCAAAAGATAAACTTTTGGAATACATGAAAAAACTTTCACCATATGAAAGGTTTGAAAATTATAAGGAATCCGTACCAACAACAAATTATTTAAAAGAGACCATTACAAAATCATTTAGAATTGATCAATATAGAGGTTTAGATACATCTAAAAGCGTTGATTTAACACCATATGAGAAATTAGATAAGTTTTTAATAAATTATACACCAGAGGAATATAGAAAAAACATATTCCCATTCAATTCAAGCAAATATTTGTCTTATATCAATAAAAATAGTTTTACTGATGACGAATTTAAGTTTAAAGGTATTTTTAGATTAAGTAATGATACGGATGATTTTATAACAACGCCATTTAATATAAAACAATGGATTAAATCTCTGTATAGACCCTTAAATGAAAATTATAATTTATTTACACGAGAATATACAATAGGTGATAATTTTACACACATTTTAAATACACCATATTTTCACAAACAATTATATAGTGACTTTAATAAAACAACGTCTTTTGGAAAATATGTCGGTTCGGCATATCTATTATTAAATTCACTCCCTTATTTAGATTTGAGAGATGAGATAAGTTTTCAAAGGGCCGATAATAATTCCACACTAAACACACTTGAATCTAAAAGATTATCATCAATTTTTAGAGAAATTGGTGCAACACACTATGTTCCATATCATTTGATTGTTAAGTGGGGGTCAATATATCATAGATACAAAAAGAAAAAAATAGAGGGTATTGATATATTAAATGGATTTACAACATCTAACACTGACACTACAACCACAAATATAAATGGACAACAATTTTTTGACATACCTTCTATTGGTTCGAGTTTGAATATATATCAATTATCGGGACAAACGGTTTCACATGCTTTAGGTAAAGACGTAGGTGTTCATCCTTACTATGATGCAATTTACCATCAAATAGTTAATGGGTATAATCACTTTGTTGTTTCTTCAGGTAAAACATCATTTGAAACCAACGTATCAAATAACACAATAAATTTAAAATATAGACAAAGAGAAAACGGGTTAAATTATTGGACACAATATGTGGACAATTCAAAATTTACACCAAATGATTTAACATACACAATATTACCCTGTGATGGATTTAATCCCGCAATTAATTTAAAATCTAAAGTAAATGGTATTGAACCATCTAATTTTGATTTTGGTACATCCGAACAATTTAATTTTAGATTAGTTTGGAAAACCGAATATGTTGAGGAGAACTATAGTGGTAAAACATTTACATCACCATCAGAATACAATATGAAGGCTGGTGGAGATATTTTACAACTATCTAATGACCAAGAAAAAATATATGATTTAATTGCAACTTTTAGTCCGCAAATATTAGATGAATTTGAGGACATCTTTTTACAATTTAGTTCTGAATTTGTTGAAATTGAGAATCCAGTTAAGAAATTTGATAATGTTGTGTTTGATAATTTCCAAAAATTATTAAAGGAAATTGTAACAGTAAAAAAGGAATCGGGAGATGGGGATATAGAAGAAACAATTATAAAAATTGTAAACAAACAAAGTAAAAAATTAGCGGAAATATCAGAATTGATATGTAGTGAGAGAAATATGTTGAAAATTACATTAGGAAATCCAAAAGAACTAGATTCATATGTTTTGGATAACTATGTAAATAATGAATTACCTTTTGGTGAATATAATTTTGCTTCACAAAGTGGAAATACGAAATATCTTGAATTATATGTTGGTGAAAACCCTGACACAGGTATAACCTATTTAGATTTTTTTAACATATCTGATATTGCACTAAATGAGGAAAACATTTTATTATTTAGACCTTTAATATTGATTTATGGTGGTTATATAAAAAATGGTGGAACGAATAATGTAACGGCATTTTCAAATTATTTAAAAAACAATATATTAGATAAACCAAACACCTCAATAATACCTGGTGGGGCAAATAACAGACTTAATTTATTTTTATTACAATTAATTAGTAAATTTTCTTCTTTAAAAATAGAAAAGAACAATGCTAGTATAGACTTTGTAGATGGTTATAATAATAGACAAATTAAGGTAGAACTTTATAACACATTCAAATCATTTAATGATAAATGGGTTGCGGGTAATTCATTGGGACAAAGACTTTTGTTTGAAGAATTTTTATTTTTAGACAGAGCTAATAGAGATATTGGTAGTAAAGCATATTTGAATATAAGTAAGTTTAGTGCATTAACAAACAATAAAAATGACAAGGCAAATCTTTATTCTACAATTTCCATGTTATTAAAAGATAGTGGGTTTGACATGAGAGCATTACCCGCGTATATTAACTTTTATGGAACCAATATATCAAACAGATCCAAAATTACACCCTCCAAAAAGGTAGCCGAAAATTTATTTGGAACATTCTTAGATGTCGATTATGAAGAATCATCACCTAAAATAATTGTTCAGTTTGTTGGTCCAACATCTAAACATACCGCTGATGGAGATAAAAACTTTAATAAGTTTAATGATGATAGTTTTGATATCTCGAACAGAAATAAAAATCCGTTAATTGTAACTCTTCCTGAATTGTACGATATTGACCAATTAAATAAATCCAATAAAGTAGTTGCTTTTGAGGTTAGCTTCGGTGACCAATATCAAAATATTTTCAAAGGAGTAACACTTGATCAAACTACACTAAGAAACACATCAGAATCTTTTGTTGTATTGGAAAACTTAGCTAGATCAGAATCGGGAGCAGGCACATACAATGTGGACGTTAGTCTTTTTGATTATTATAAACAGGCATCATATTCTTGTGACGTTACTTGTATGGGTAATGTGATGATTCAACCAACAATGTATTTTTATTTGAAAAATATACCCATGTTCAGAGGAACATATTGGATAACCGAGGTTAGTCATAATATTAGAAATAACAATATTGAGACTTCGTTTAAAGGAACAAGAATACCGGTTGCATCGTTACCTGATCCAGAGGATTCGTTTGTATCAAGTTATAAGTCACTTTTAGATAAAATAACAAATGCTGCTCGAGCAATTGTTAAGAGAGCAGATGCATCAAGTACAACTGGTACAACCGAACAAGTTATTAGAACACCTGAGGGTAATTTTACAACTGATTTAGGTAAAACAAAAATTAACGGAGAAGTATTAGTTCAAAGTGCGGGTATTAGTGAATTTGGTATTCCATATAATGGATTTGGTAATGAGAAGTACATTCAGAAAATAAAATATGGAAATACGGGGGAATGGTTTAGGGCTGTGGTTGTTAGAATGGGAATGGAATCAAAAATTTACACCATACCCGATACAACACATATGTCTTTGTTAACTAGATTAAGAAATACCGCAAATGTTAATTCCGAAGGTGAAACTGGTTTAAAATGGTCAGAATTAAATGTTTTATCAAACTCTCACAATTTTTATTCTACAAAGTTTCAATTTACAAATAGTATAACCGCGGATAAAATCATAACAGGAACGACTGAATTTCTGAATCCAAATAACGGTAAAACATCGTCAGTTAGCCCAATATATGATATAGATAGAAGGGTTGAAACACTTAACGTTTCAGGACCGGTTAATATTGGACCGTTTATTGATGGATATGGTATTGCATTATCAAATAAATTAATGGAGACTTTACGTATTCAAGAGGGAGATGTTCTATATTTTAGAATAAAATAAGAAACATTAATAATATACGGGATATTTATATTTATAACGAAAATATTATGGATAATAATAAACTTAAAAACACAGTAGACCAATTCTTGAATCCAAAACAAATTAGAAATATATCTAACGATGGGATGGAAAGAGAAGAATGTGACTTACAAACAGGAGAATGTTATGTAATTAGGTCTAAAGACGGTATCGTTGAAAGAATTAATAAAAAATATATTACCGAAGACGGTAGACAACTTTTACAAGATTAAAGCTATGAGTTTAGAAAAGAAATTACACGAAGAATTGATGAGATTTAATGCCATCAATAAATACGGAAAAAAAATGATTATGGAACAAGATGTTCCACCTGCAGCGGTTGAGCCTCCTACCACGGATGCACCCGCAGACGTTCCACCCGTTGACCCATCAGCACCTGTAGATCCCGCCGCAGCTCCACCAATGACCGATTCCGCACCAGTTGAAATGGATACTACTGAAGAAATCGATATTACAGACTTGGTTAACATGACTAAGAGTATTAAAAAGGATATGGACGATAATAAGTCTGAATATGATGGTGTTATAAATAAGATGGACGATGTTTTCACAAAATTGTCTGATTTAGAAAGTAAATTAGTACAAATGGACCAAGTTATGTCTAAAATAGATGAACTAGGTTCTAAAGTTGAACTTATGAAAGAACCATCCGCACAAGAAAAATTAGAAATGAGATCGTTAGATTCATATCCATTTAATCAAAACCCACAACAGTTCTTTGCACAAAAACAAGGAGAAATGAGACAAAGTGGTAAAAACGAATACGTTTTAACAAAACAAGAAGTTGAAGATTACCCAAAAGACACAATAAGACAATCATTCAATCCCGAACAACAAGAAGATGAATTTAAGTTCTAATGTAAATTTTTTCTTAGGTTTACAAACACAGATGAAGATAAATCATTGGCAAACCAAAGGGTTTGCTAGACATAAAGCATTTGGAGAATTTTATGATGTTATGGATGGATTAATCGATACATTTGTTGAGAGTGCAATGGGAAAATATGGAAGATTTATTCTTGATGACGAAACTAAAACAATTCAAATGAATAATCTTTCAGACATGGATATGAAGGGTTTAATTAATACTGTGAGGGAAGCTTTGGTACAAATTGAATTAGATGAAAAAGACACTGATTTATTGAATATAAGAGACGAAATGATTGGAGAAGTCAACAAATTATCTTATCTTTTAACATTAGAATAACCCGAAAAATAATTTAAAAAAAACTTAACCCGAATTTTGTAATTCGGGTTTTTTTATTTATATTTTTAGAACAATGATATTATTAATTTTAAAATTTAACTATTATGTCAACATTTGATGCAGTACTGGCTCAGTACGAAAAAAGTAAACAAGCCACAAGTGGCAACTCAAACAAAGTCTCACAAGAAGACAGAATGAAAAAGTACTTTACCACGGTTTTACCTAAGGGTTCTCGTGGAGAAGAAAGAAGAATTAGAATTTTACCTACTAAGGACGGTGGTTCACCTTTTGTTGAGGTGTATTTCCATGAGGTTCAAGTAGATGGAAAATGGTTAAAACTTTATGACCCAAAACAAGAAGGTAAAAGGTCACCATTAAATGAGGTGTATCAAGGATTAATGGAAACGGGGGTAGAATCAGATAGAGAATTGGCTAGACAATACCGTTCTCGTAAATTCTATATCGTTAAAGTAATAGACAGAGACCACGAAGAAGATGGTGTTAAGTTTTGGAGATTTAAACACAACGCAAAGGGAGATGGTGTCTTAGATAAGATTTTCCCAATCTTTAAAAATAAAGGGGATATCACTGATACTACTAAAGGTCGTGATTTGATTCTTTCTTTAGGTTTAACTAAGGCGGGAACAGGTAAGGAATACACTTCAATTAATTCTGTAATTCCTGAAGACCCGAGTCCGTTACATGAGAATACAGACAAATCAAACGAGTGGGTTAATGATGAATTGGTTTGGTCCGATGTATACTCTAAAAAAGGTGAGGATTATCTTGAATTAGTTGCTAATGGAGAAACTCCAAAATGGAGTACGGAAAGTAACAAATGGATTTCTACTTCACAACTTGATTCTTCATCAGAAGAAACAATTGCGGCACCAAAAAAATCAACACCGGTTGTTGATCCTCAAGAAGAGGAAGAAGTTGATGGGGACCTACCATTTTAATTGGTAAAACAATAGGGGGTTCGGAGATAACGTCAAAGGCCCCCACTTTTAAATTTATATAATATGGCAATCAAGAAAAACGATTTTAGTTCAATAAAGAAAAAGTTCTCTAAAGAAGCCGAATACAAGGCTGATAGGTTCTTTGATTTGGGTGATGCATTTTTAGATGCAACAGGTATTCCTGGTCCGGCTATTGGACATTTGAATATGTTTTTGGGTCATAGTGATACAGGAAAAACTACGGCACTTGTAAAGGCGGCAGTAGACGCACAAAAGAAAGGTATATTACCTGTGTTTATTATTACTGAACAGAAATGGAGTTGGGATCACGCCGAATTAATGGGTTTCAATAAAGAAGATGATTTCTATCTTTTCAATAGTGATTTTGAGTATATTGAACAAATTACCGATTTTATTAATGAAGTATTGGATGCTCAAGAAAAGGGTGAAATACCACATGATATTCTATTCTTATGGGACTCTGTAGGTTCAGTACCTTGTAAAATGACTTACGAAGGTAAAGGTGGTAAACAACACAACGCATCTACATTAGCGGATAAGATTGGTATGGGACTGAATCAAAGAATTTCAGGTTCAAGAAGGGCCGATAAAAAATATACAAATACCCTAATAATTGTGAATCAACCTTGGGTGGAATTACCCGACAATCCTTTTGGTCAACCTAAGATTAAAGCGAAAGGTGGAGAAGCAATTTGGTTAAACTCAACTCTTGTATTCTTATTTGGTAATCAAAAAGGTGCGGGAACCACTAAAATCTCAATCACCAAAGACAAGAGAAAAGTTAAGATTGCAACAAGAACTAAAATTTCAATAATGAAAAACCATGTAAATGGTTTGGGTTATGAAGATGGTAGAATTTTAGTCACTGCACATGACTTTATGAAGGGTAGAGATGATGTTGAAGAAAAGAAGAGTATTGAGCTTTACAAATCAGAACATGGAGATTATATTAGTAAAATGTTAGGCGTTAATGTTACAGACGCGGAAGATATTGAAGTTGTAACTGAGGATGAATAATTATTAATAAACATTAATGTCCGTTTTATTAGTTGATGGCGACAATTTACTCACGATTGGTTTCTTTGGTCTTAAGAATCACTTCTATAAGGGAAAACATATTGGAGGAATCTATCATTTTATCAATACTCTTAGGAGATCGTTTGAAACATATCATTTAGATAAAATTGTTGTGTTTTGGGACGGTGAAAACGGATCCCATCAAAGACGACAAATCTATCATCTCTACAAAGAAAATCGTAGAAACAGAATCCGTTCAGAGGAAGAACTCGATAACTACAATTATCAAAGAAACAGAATCAAACAGTATTTAGAGGAACTTTATGTTAGACAGGGTGAATTTGAATATTGTGAAACTGATGATTGTGTGGCATATTATGTTCAAAACTCCCCAAATGAAACAAAAATCATCTATTCTTCTGATGGTGATTTAACTCAATTGGTTTCTGAAAAAACATCAATATATAACCCTTCACACGGAAAACTATATAAGTCCAACGATATTATAACTTATAGTCATGAGGATATTCATATT